CCTTAACTTTACCGATCTCGTAGCCAAAGAGTCTCATTCTTCTGGCCTCATGTCGCGCCGCCGGTACACCCTCTCGCGGCGAGTGGCAGGCTTCTCCTCGTCGCTCGCGATGGTCTCCTCCGCCTTGACCGCGGTGGTCTCCATCTTCTCGGGAGCTGGAGCCGGAGCTGACTGCTGGGGCGGCTGATCGCCCTTTTGTCTCACGACCTCCACCTTGCCGAGTCGCGACAAGAGATCTGCGTCGCTGTCGCTCGCGGCCGGAAACTTGTCGCCGGGATTCCTGAACTCGCCGTTGTAGGGAAACGCCACCACTGCTCTCAGTGTCTTCGTCATTAGTCTTACTCCCGTTTAGAGGGTGCCGCCGTCTCTGTAAACCTGTCTCACGACAGACTCACTCTCACCGCTGCGGATGAGAGCTGCAACCCGAGACGGCAGCTTACTTGCAGAGCCTGAGGGAGTTGGCGATCATACCAACTGGATCACTGCTGCACGAGCCGCGCTTATTGTTCGCGTGCGCGCAGCTCGTCAGTGCAACTATGAGAACGACTAGAGTAATTACTCTCATGCTGAATTCTCTAATGAGTGAGGAAGGAAAGAGGGCCGATGCCGGGGGCGACTCCGTACCGGCCCTCTCCACCCGAGCTCGCTCAGAGGAAGGAGTGAGCTAACCCGGAGTTCCGCTTTAGCGATAGAGCGCGGACGAGATGAACTGGACGACGCCAGTGCGGCGCTTCAGCCAGTTGATCCAGCGCTCGGCACGCAGACCGGTCATGTTCATCTGCCACATCGAGATGTAAGCAGTGGACGCACCCGGAGGCGAGTCAGGCGCCGAGTCAAGTTGGATCGACGCCTGATTGCTTGCGTCGAGCACGACCTGACCGTCGTCGGCCAGCAGGATCTCCTTCGCGACCGCGAAGATGATCGGGTAGCCTTCCGTCGGCGAGCCAGTCGTCGACGGGATGTTCTCCGACGCCACGACCGGATAGCCGAACAGCGTGCCACCTTCCGCGTTGATGTTCGGGAAGGACGGCTGACCGAGCGAGTTCACCATGAGCGACAGCCGCAGAGCCTGCTGCTGTGTCATGATCCACACGCCGCCGGACGGCGACAAGTTGAGCGTGAGCAAGTTCGCGAACAGCGTGGCGACGTCCGTGCGGAGCGCTGCCTCGTTTGTTCCAGTCGGGGTGACGCCAGTCACGCCGTTCGTGATCGAGGCCGGCGACACGTTGGTGACTGCGGCCACCGAGGGATCGACGAACTGACGATCGAGGAACTGCGTGATAGTGTCCACGAGGTCCTGCCGCACGACGGCTTCCGCCGACGGATTGCTGAACCGCACCAGCTCGTCCGTGAGGACGACGATGCCTGCCGCCTTGGCCCAGCGGAGCTGAACCGTATCGAAGGCCATCGCGCTGACCGGCTTCGGCGCGTTTTCGCCGACCCATCCGGCTGACGTCGCACTTGTGGTGCGCGGCATCTGGATGTTGAAGGGAACGCGACGCAGACCGGGGATGCGGCCGATGATCGTGTTCGGGCGGAGATACTCGATGAACTCCGACGAGAGCACGTTATACGCGATGAGCGGCGAGGCCCAAGTCGCGTCCGTGGTAGTACCGACACCGACCGCGGCCTTCTCGCGCATGATCGAGCTCACGTCGAGCTCAAGCCAGTCGAGAACTTCCGGGGTGTTGTCCCATCCGCCGCGCTTCATCGCCGACTTGGCGAAGCGAATCGACTGATCGATGCTTCCCTTGCCAGCCGTGAGAGCCTGAGCGTAGCGCACGAAGGACTGACCCTTCGGCACGTTGGCATGAATCGCCGTGACGCGAATGGGCTGCCGCGCCTTGTCTTCCGTGATTGTCTCTGCGGTGACAGGCTTGGCTGCTTCCTTTGCCAGCTTCTCGGCGTCGTGCAGTCGAACAAGGTGCGCGTCGATGTCCCTGATCTCCTGCATCAGTGTGTCGTGCTGCTCCTGCTGCTCGGCGTTGAGCGTGACCATCTCGTCACCCTCGCCCTCGAGAAGCTTGGCGACCGCGGCAGCCTTGGCAGCGCGCGACGCCTCGAACGCAGAGATTTTCTCCGCGATTGTCTTAGACATCTTGGATGTCTCCTTTCGTGTTGATGATGCCTTGACAGTCGGCGCGGTCTTAACGACCACATTATCGCCTCGCGGCGGAGCGACAGCTTGGGGCGGTGTGATAGTAATCGTAGCGGTGTCCGAGATATCGGACTTGGTAGCAAAGTGCTTGATGGTGGCGATGGTGGCCTCGGCGTTAGCCGGGATCGTCACTAGCGATAGTTCCATCACCTCCGATTCCTGGAAGTCCACGCCTCCGTCGTCCATGAAGGCGTACTTGATGGGCCTGAATCCAATCGACGTAGCGCGAACCAGCCCTAGCTCTACGCTCTCGATTGCCTCCTCGATGCGCTTCCGCAGATTCTCGCTCTTGAGATCTGCGGGCTGCGGCAAGGTGGCCTCGAACTTGATACCCGCCTTTGTCGGCTTCTCGAACCTGACGAGTCCGATCGGCTGATCGGACCTGTGCTGCCACAGCAGCGGCATAGGGTTCCTGAACTCGACTCCGAGCGGATTAACGATGTCGCCCACTCTGTCGGGAGTAGGCGTAGTCGCCGTTCCCGTGATTACTCGCTTCTGCTTGTCGATCGACTTGATGTCGAGTCGGGCATAGGCGATCTCTTTGCTCTTTACTTCTCTTGCCATGTCTCCTCTAGTCTTCGCCCACGGGAATTTGCTGCTGCTCTATCAGCACTACGTTCGACCCGGCGAACACTCGGCGGGCCTCCTCCATCAGTCTCGGCGGAACAATTAAAAAGAGCGACTGCGCCTGCTGACTCAGGGGGGACGAGCCACTCTCATCGCAGTGAGGGGTGATACTGTCCATGAGAGATTTATTACAGACGCAGTCGCCCAGCTCTCAGACGAACATGAGGTCGTGCGCGACCTTCTTCGCGGGTACCGTACTCTCGGCCACCGCTGCAGCCATCGCCAGAGCTATCATGCCGTCTATTCTTCCCCTCGACTTAGCCTTGTCCAGCTTTCTGTTGCCGGACGGGTCGCGCTTGACCACGGACACCGCCGCGCACATCGACAGAACCGGATGCTTGCCGTGCGCCAGTTGCTTGTTGAGAATCAGCGTCTCGAGCGAGCGCAGGGCCGGGGACATAGACTGAAACCCCTGCCCGAACTCGACGAACGTGTCCTCTATCTTCTTCTCGGTGAGTCCGGCCTCCAGAAGCCACGACTTGAGATGCTTGAATCCCCACCGATCGAAAGCGATCTTCCTGACGTTGGCGTCCCTGATGCGGTCCACCAGAAAGTCGGCCACGTATCGGTAGTCCACCGACTTGCCGGGGCAGGCCTCCAGATAGCCCTCGTCGCTCCACACGTCGTACTGCACTCTGTCCAGCCGCGCCTTCTCTCTCAGCCCCTCCTCGGGGAGCCAGAACGTCGGAGCCACCTGCCACACACCCCCAACCTGACCGATCTCGACGTACGCCGTGAGGTCGGTGGTCGAGGACAGATCGAGGCCAGCGTATATCGGAGTGTCCCTCTTGAGAACTGCAGGTGCCGCGCCGCACGAGTCCCACACCGTCTTCGTCACGAAGGGACTGAATGCCTCCACCCGCTGGTTCAGGTAGAGATTGCGGAAGCTGGCCTCCTGACTCGGCATTCGCCGGGCGTTCTCTGCAGCGTTGAGAACCTCCTCGTCGTTCTGGAAGTCGCCGTAGGCCGGGTTCGCCTGCTTTATCGTCTCCTCGTCGAACGGGTCCGCCTCCTTGTCGGCGGTCCACAGCTCCACCACCTTCTTCGGGTCCTTGCCGGTGAGGGCGTCGTCCACGAGAATGGACATTAGATCGTTGTCGGTCGGCGCCTGCGTGGAGATGATGACGCTCAGCGGCTGTCGCCGCGAGCCGTCCACCTCCCTGAACTTCTTCGTTCCGTGCGCCGCAGTGGCCGTCTCCAGTGCCGAGTAGAGCTCGGACTTCGGCCCCTGCACCTGCCCCAGCTCGTCGTGCACCATGAAGATGGGGCTGAGGCCATAGCTAGTTTTCACCTCCGCGGAGAGCGCCCGATACTTGGTGCCCATGCCGGGACAGAGTAGCTGCTTGTAGGTGTCGCGCACCGTGCAGTGGGGGCGAAGATTAGGCGAGAGCCGTATGCACTTGGCAGCCAGATCGAAGAGAACCGCCGCCTGCTCCTTCGACTGCGCCGAGGAGTATAGCTGCGAGTTGCGCACCGCCTCCGGGCCTATGAGATGCAGTATGAGAAGAAACGCTGCCAGCGCGGTCTTGCCGTTCTTGCGGCCCACGCTGAGTATCGCCGTGCGCGTGGAGTCGGGGTTGTCGTAGATCTTCTTGATGAAGTCCCGCTGCCACTCGCGGAGAACAACCTTCTCTCCCATGTCGTCGCCCTCCGGGACATGGCAGTTTCTCTCTATCCAGCGAATGTTGTCCTCGCCGCGCGAGAGCTTCTTCTTGGTGGCCTTACTCCTCCTCAACGTCGGAGTCCCTCTCCCAAGGCTTCTGTATTGGTCCGCCGCCGTGCTTCGATTTTCTCACGGCCAGGGTCGACTGCTGGGTGAGCCTCATCTTGGTAGCAAGAAACGCCACCATCTTCGTCTCGGCCATCTCCATGCGGTACAGGTCGGTCAGCGAGACACCCGCCTGCTTGCTGCCCCCGTCGCGTATCATCTGAGTTATCTGCCTGACCCGGCACACGTGCACGCAGTACTGCTCGAGAAGAGGCAGCTGCTCCGGCCTGAACCACTCCACGGGGAGGCCCTCCACCGTGACAGTCCATACCTCGCGCTCCTCCTTGGTGAGCCTGGAGGGAGGGCCAGCTCTGTCGTGCAGGACCACCACCTTAGGACCACGCAAACCCATGACTACAAACCTCCTGCGGCTCTAGGGGTTCCGTAGAAAAATGTCGTTTTTGAATTTGTAGG